GAATCGCTGCTGGTGAAGCCTAAAGACTTGGCCGATCTCATGGTGATAGAGTTATATGACGTGTTAAGCGGGGCAGACCCGGAGTTGCTCAAGGCATACGATGGCTGTGATTACTCGAAGTTGGTTCGAGTGAATATCTCGAAGACGGCATTCAACATCCTCAAGGAGTACAGCCTTACATCCAGGGCCAGAGCGTACTCAGTGTTCAGTTGCTTGTTGCAAGACGCTATCCCGATAGTGACGGCAATGCCCGAGAATCTCGCGGGACTCAAGCGATTGCGGGGCTATGCTCCCTCGCGGGAACACATATCTATCTACGTCTCAGTATATGATGCGATTCAAGAGCGGTTGGACATCTTGGAGAAGCGCACGGGGGCACGTCCCGCTGTGCGCGATTATGTGCTAGCGGCGATCTTTGCTACATCTGAATCCGATCATTATAGGGCTCTACTGGGCCGAGACTTTCAGGTCTGGCGGGAGAATCTAGTTGACAAGCGGAATAGGGCGGTTAGGGTTCCCTCAAGCATACGCGAGGGATTTATGAAGATCAAGCAGCAAATCGGAATCCCCGCGTGCCCGGCGGTATCCTACTTGATTCACAGGGAGTTGGAAACGACCCGCAAGCCGCTAATGGCTGTGGATGAGCGAGAGGCTATCCAGACTTGGAGTCAAACCGTAGAGCAACTTCTCGATATGGCAGAAAAGGTGGGCCTATATGCCTGATTTGATAGGCGGATTGGCCATACTCTTATTGTTGGCGAGCATCGCGATCTTCACACTGGGGGTGACGGGCGCGGCCATGCGCGGCATCCGGCCAGTGGAGGATCTCTTCGAGGGGACCGAAGATATCCCCCACGAGCATTCTGGTCCCGATTCTTACGTCTATGAGGAGAACGGGGTGCGGGTAGTGGTGAGGAGAGGAACGAAGGAGTATGATGAAGTGGCCGATGCAATAAATAGAGGGAGGATGCGATGATCACAGAGAGACTGCGCTCCTTAGTAGATGCCATTGCAGAGGACACCCGAATGGAGATCGTCGAGGCTCTGGCGGAGGGACCTCTCAGCCATAAAGGTATCTTGAGGAAGATAGAGCGGGTATATACTGTATGGTACCACCTAACCGTGCTACGCTCCGCTGGGATCGTCATCCAGACGGAACTTGGCCCCCGCGACTATACCTACCGCCTGAATCCGGATGCCCTAATCGAGATCTCCGAATGGCTACGTACCTGCGTGGAGAGGGCCAGGCTGATAGAACCTGAAAGGGAGACCGCTAAGCAGCAGAGATTGTTCTGAGTGAGGGGGATTGATATGCCTGAGAAACCGCACGTCCACGTGACGGACATGATGCGTTTTGTAAAATGTAGGCTCCTATGGCACTATGCATCGCCTTTGAGAAATAACCTCGTGCCCGTAAAACTGAATAAGCATTTGGTCCTCGGGGAAGCCATACACGCGGCCTTGGCCGCTTACTACGTGTCGTTCGACGCTGACGCAGGTAGGCAAGCGTACGCCAAAGTGTGCGGGGACATATCCGAGGAGATCACCGACTACGTTACTCTTGGATGGGAGATGTTGGAGCACTACTTCCTGTGGGCCCCAGCGCGGGACGCACAGTGGGAGGTGCTGGCCATAGAAAAGAAACTCCATAAAGATTATGGGGCGTTCGTCCATGACGGCATAGCCGACTTGATCGTGCGCGTCGGTGATGATTTCTGGATCGTAGAGCACAAGACCTATAGCCGCCCGCCCAGCGCTACGGTGTTGGGCTTCTCTCTGCAGCCTGCTTCCTACGTCTGTGCAGCGAGGGAGGAGTTGGGCGTTCCGGTTAAGGGCGTGATCTACAACATCCTACGCAAGAAGGCTCCCACGACGCCCAAGATGCTCAAATCCGGGCGGTTGGAGATGCGCAAGAACGTAGGCTGCACGCCGGAGTGGTACCGAAAGACGGTCCGAGATCGAGGTTTGGACCCCACGATGTACGAGGACTTCATCGCTACCTTGGACCCCAACAAGTTGAACGTGCGCTATGCGATAGAAGTCACGCCACGTCGGGAGGGCGCCTTCCTGCATCATTTCACGGCGATCGCCACAGAGATGATTGGGAAGCCCACCATCTATCCAGCGGATCCCATGCGGAACTGCGACTGGTGCGGTTATCGATCGCTGTGCGAGCGGGCCTTATATGGCTTGGATTGGAGGGACTGTGTAGGTACAGAATGCATTGTTAGAGAGGACGCCGATTACATGGAGAGTGAGGAGAACTAATGCCGATTATGAAGTTGGACGATATCGTGACGACTACGTTGCGGTTCTTGGTCTACGGCCCTCCAGGCGCGGGCAAGACATATCTGATGGGAAGCGCGCTGGACGTTCCGGAGATGTGCCCGATATTATGGTTCGAATGCGACAGTGGCCTTCTGTCGATCAAGAACCGTCTGCAAGAGCACTGGGATCGCATCAAGATCCTGAAACTGGAGACGCGGCAAGATATCGAGATGATTCGGAGCGTCGTACAGGCGCGCCCGGCCAAGGCCAAGACGCTGGTGATCGACTCGCTGACAGAGTTGCACGCCCTGGTGCTCTCGGCTAGACTAGAGACTCAAGGGCGGGGCGGACAGACGCCGCAGATACAGGACTATGGGTCCGTGTCGAGTTTCATCTTGGACACGCTGCGGGCTCTCACACGTCGTGACGATATGAACCTGCTGGTCGTGTGCGGTGAACGCTACCAGACGGACGAGAGCACGGGAGCCCTTCATATCGTGCCAGACGCCACCGGCCAACTTTGCCAGAGAATCCCTCGATACTTCCATATCGTCGGGTACTTGACTGCCGACGTCAAGTCGGATAGCAAAGGCAACGTCAAGACGCTATCGCATGTCATGCGCGTGCAACCTTACGGGAGGGTATATGCGAAGGACAGGACGCCGGACAGTCCGTTCGGCACGGCTGTGGCAGATCCGACCATAGAGATGCTCTACAAAGGCATCAATGGACTGCTGCCGGAACAGTTGGATTCTAGAGGTGTTGCAGAGAAGGAGCAGGAGTAAACGATGAGTGACTTGGTTTTCAATTTCGATGATCTCCACGAGTTCGTGAGCCCGGATCCTGGGGTGTACAACTACGTCGTGACCGACGTGAAGCGAGAGACCTCGCTGACGGGGAATCCGAAACTGCGTTTCATACTGCAGATAGAGAGCGACGACGAGCAATGGGATGGCGGCCTTATGAGTTTCGACGTCTCTATGCTGCCGACGGCCAAGGGCTTCCAGAAGCAAGCCCTGATCGCAATGGGTTGGGACCCGAAGGAGGTGGCACACGGGGACATTCCCGTTTCCCTCGACGAATTCATAGGGCGAGAGTTGGCGGGAATCGTCGTAAGGCAGATCAATCCGAATACTTCGCGACCTATGATGAAGATCGATCGAGTCTTCCCTAGAGACGAGGCCGAGAATTGGAGCACAGCGGTGAACGCGGACGCCAAAGAGGCCGGCAGGCAGACTGAGGACGTCCTAGATGCGTTGCTCGGAGAGGGCGAAGAGAACCTCAAAATATAGATGGACTTCCTGGGGCAGGGTCGCAAGCCCTGCCCTCCAATTTTAGAGAATGCGGCAGGGAGCGATGGCAGAACTGTTACGTGCAATTTCCGGCTCACTGCAGCCTGAAGAGCGTCTCTACGTTGGGTGGAAGTCCATCGGTGGCCTCAAGAATTATTCGATCGACGACTGGCGAAAACTACCCTGGAATATAGAATTTTTCCCCTCGGTCGAAGACTTAGAGGCGTTCGTCCAGGCTCATCCAGACAGAGATATCTACTTCGGCGTCGTCCCTCGCGTGGGGGAGGACATCAATGCGCTGTCCCAAGTTACTACGTTATGGGCAGATCTAGATAGCCACGACTTCAATGAGAACCTCAAGAGGGCGCGCGTGGCGGCGGAGATGTTTCCCGCTCCGCCTTCCTTCGTGGTCCAATCCGGGCACGGCTATCACGCCTATTGGCTACTGGACGGGCCGGTATCCCCGAACTACGCACAGGATATCATGCGCAAGATGTGCGCGATGCTCGGAGCGGACTCGCTCCACAACGCGAAGACGGTGCTGCGCGTGCCCGGAACATTCAATTGGAAGATATCTGGAGAAACCCAACCGGTCAAAGAGATCGTGGCGAGAGCGCATCTAAGGTATCCGCCGAAAGACTTGGATGCCCTGTGCGCATTGTCGAAAACGTCGATCTCCATGATCGCCACAGGCAAGAAGCACGACAAGCCTAGCAACAGCGAACGAGACTGGCACGTCATTGGGGAGATGCTACGCTTGGGCGTCAGCGAGGGGACGATCAGAAACATCTTCGAATACCAGCCCGTGGGGAGCAAATATCGAGCGGAGGGAGAGCACTATTTTGAGATCACGCTGAAGAAGGCCGAGAAGTACTACGAGACTACCAACAAGATCGCAGCCTTCACGGAGACACCTAAAGGGTACATGCTGCAATCCGCCCATGGCCCGCATCGCGTCTCGACCTTCACATACGAGCCCTCGAAACTTCTGATCGACGCGGACGGCAACGGGCAGGATGCCCTATTGGGGACTATGCGGGCCGAAGAGGAGGAAACGCACGACGTAGTTTTGCCCAAGGGGGCCTTCACAACTTCGAAGAATCTAATGAACTTCTTGCCAAACATGCATTGGCAATGGCTTGGGTCAGATAACAACACCCGTCACCTGCTGCTTTATCTTTACGAAAAGTGGTCACAGGGAGAGATGCAGAAGGCTCTGGGGACCACAGTCGTGGGCCGTCACGCAGACTATTGGGTGACGAAATCTGAGACGCTCAATTGCTCTCGAATATATTCTCCGGAGAATGCACCGTACATCTTTATCAACTTGGGCGGCGGACGAACCCAGGATATGGATACGGTGCCATCCTTGAGATATACCTTCCCAGAATGGGAGGGTTACTGTGCGTTAGTGCGGGAGATCGTGCCCCTGTTGAAGAGGATAAATCGAGAGGACGTCATCTCCCCCGCGCTAGGCTGGTTTATGGCCGCCCCGTTGAAAACGCTGCTCGCCAAGATCGACGTGCGCTTCCCCCATCTTAACATTTATGGGACCACAGGAAGCGGCAAGACTTCGACGATAGAATATGTGCTCATGCCCTTGCTCGGGGTGGTCAACCCAAAGCCTTGGTCGCCAAACACTACGACGTTCGTGTTACGCAGTCTTCTCGGCTCGTCTAACGGCATCCCCGTACACTTTGGAGAATTCCGCGCGGCGACCGTAAATAGCAGACATAACGACTTTCTCCGTATCATGCTGCAAGCGCACGACATGGGGAGGGATGCGAGGGGCCGATCTGACCTCAGTACGGAGACCTTCAATCTCTTGGCTCCGATAGTCATAGATGGGGAGGACGTCGTAGGCGACCCTGCCTTTCATCAGCGCGCGATCATCGTGAACCCCCGGCCTGGAGACATTGTGGCTTCGTCCCCATTCTACGAGAACTTTAAGAAACTTACGAGTTTGCCCCTGTTGGACTTCGCCGGCTACTATCTACAGCGGACGTTGAAGGAGGATGAGACCTCGATAGAGACGCGCTTTGCCACGGCCTTGGACAAGACCTTCAAGAAGTTCCCTCAGGGATTGCCGGACAGAGTGCGAAGGAATATGGCCGTCGTCCTTCTGGGCCTGGATCTGTTGAACGAACATCTGTATGACTGCGGCGTGGAAGAATTAATCGAATCGGACGCGGATATGTTCACTCCTATGATTCACGATTTGATCCTGACTATGGGAGGCGGACCGAGGATCTTGATCGACTCCTTCATGGAGGACATCGTGAATGTAGTGGCCAATAATCGTGGATACCATCCCACCTTTATCCATTGCTACAACGTAACGACGAACACCCTGTGGATACATCTCGCCTCCGCGATGGGCTGGTGGGAGGCCAACAGGCGACGCCGTGGACGCGTCTCCCTAGAACTCCCGGCTATGCGCGCGCAGATACGCGACCGATCGGATATTGTAGAGGCAGAGCGACGAATAGAGACCCCTAGGATGGGATACATCTCCTGTGTAGGGATCAAACTCGAAGCGGCGGCCAAGGCAGGGTTGAACATTCCTACGCGTCTGTCCGCCAAAGATATAGCGATGCAGGGAGGTCTAATCACACAAGATGAATGAGGAGAGATGCAAGAAATGCCCCTTGGTAGGGCAGCCCTACGTGGAGGGGCGAGGAAAACCGAGAGAGGACGGGACGGTAGACATCCTCATCATAGGAGAGAGTCCTGGCAGAGTGGAGGCCGCCTGGGGAAAGGTCTTTCTGGGGCCCAGTGGCGACCTTCTATCGAGTGTACTGGCAGATTTGCCCGCCAGGCCCTATTGGATGACCAATGCGGCCAGGTGCTTCACACAGGATGCGAAGGAGAAGGAGGCGGCGGCCAAAATTTGTAAAGAGAATCTGATGGAGGAGATCGTCGCGAGGCAGCCGAAAGTTATAGTGACTCTCGGAAACATTCCAACTCGAATCCTCCTGGGAAGAGGTCCCGGCATAACGAGGAGGCGAGGGCTCCTACAGAAAATCGAAATCGCGGGCCGCAAGATCGTCGTGATTCCCACGGTGCATCCCGCGTTTATCTTGCGCGGCGCCGTAGGCTACCACGAGGATTTTAAGAAGGATCTGGCGAAGGCGATCGTTATGTCTGGAGAGCGATATCCCGTAGCCATACACAGCGACGCTCCAGATTTGGGAGAGTTGACCTACGAGATCACTACGGATATAGGGCGAGTGTTCAAGGAAGCGGAGAGCGAGAGATTCGCCGTACTAGACCTGGAGACGACCGGACTCAAATTCGCATCGGACACCATCCTGTGCGCCGTAGTAGGCTTGAAGGATAAAGTCTACATCCTCCCTCAAGAGTCCGTCTATTCGCAGGACTTTAAGGACAGACTATCGAATTGTAGAGTCGCTTGGTCGGGGCACAACGCCAAGTTCGATCGAAACTTCCTCCTGGCAGAATTGGGTGTGCCCGTGCATTTCGCCTTCGATACGATGCTGGCGCACTATATGCTCGACGAGCGGAAGGGAATTCACGGACTGAAGGAGATCGCTCAAAGGAGATGGAACGCGCCCGATTGGGAGCGCCCTATCCAAGAGGCTCTGAGTAAATGCAAGAGCAAATCATACGGGGATATCGATCGAGAGGTACTATATCGCTATGCTGCCTATGATGGCCTGTGGCAACACAGGCTGACCGTCGCCATGCTGCAAGAACTCTCTGCACAGCCCTCTCTGGCCAAGGTGTTCAAAACGCTTCTGATGCCCGCCATGCACGCGCTCAGCAACGCAGAAGTGCGCGGGGTGCTCATCGACAGGGAACGCATTCCACAAATAGAACTGCGCTACGAGGCGGATTGTCGCGACATCTACGAGGAGATGGCGCAGATGGCCGGCCATGCTTTCAATCCCAACTCGCCCCAGCAAGTGGCGAAAGTCATGTTCGATGAACTGGGCGTTCCCCCTGTGGAGGGGCGCTCGACGAACGCGAAGCGCGTTCTCGTCCACAGGTCTAAGCATCCTTTCGTGGCCATTCTGCTCAGATATCGAGAGCGCTTCAAGATATTGAGCACGTACGTGCGCGGTCTGAATAAGCACATCGCACAGGACGGCTTGGTCCACACGACTTATAATCTGCACGGGACGGTCACAGGTCGCCTCTCATCGAGCCAACCTCCCCTTCAAAACATCCCGAGAGACAACAAGGATGTCAAGAATCTCTACGTCGCGCGACCCGGCATGTGTTTCGTCGATTGCGATTATTCGCAAGCCGAACTACGTCTGATCGCATTGTTCTCGGGCGACCCTTACTTGGAAGAGTGTTATCGTGCCGGTCGGGATCTACACGGAGAATTGGCTAAGGCGCTGTTCGGACCCAACTATACGGGAGAGCAGCGAAACTTCGCCAAGACGATAAACTTCGGTTTGCCTTATGGGCGTGGCGTATTGGACATCGCGAACGACAGCAAATTCGACCTGGGGCCCGATATAGAGACGCGATTCAAGAACGCAGCCAAGATAAAGGAGAGTTTCTTCTCTCGGATGGAGGGGATACGTCCATGGCAGGATCGCGTATGGCGAGAAGTGATGGATCGCGGATATCTAGAATCTCCCCTTGGAAGAAGGCGACGATTTCCCTTCATCCCAGACAATTCCGGAGCACAGGGAGAACTGAAACGAGAGGCGATCAACTTTTTGCCACAGT